AAAAACAAAACAGGTAAAAAGTTAGCAATAATCAAAAGACGCTAAATATATAAAGATAACGGAGTTACATAACATGTCAGATTTAGATCAATTGAACCCAGGTTTGGGCACAGCAGAAGCAGGGGCAGAAATGCCAGGCGATACTGCCGGTGGTCAAGAGCATCATCTAGAACTATCCCCTGAAGACAAACAGCAACAGGGCAAAATGGCCAAAGCCGATTTATATAAATTAGCCAGCTATTCACACAAATTATTCAAACAGTTACACGATGATGACGAATTAGAAAACTGGGTTGAAGCCAAGATTACTAAAGCGGCAGACTATATTGCTACTGTATATCACTATTTAGAATATGAAATGAAAGTAAACGAATTCGGCAAACATTTGAATGATGCTGAGATCACCAATGAGCAACGTGCTCATATGGAAACTATGCTATCGGAGGCAAAAATGAAGATTGCTGAATTAAAGAAAACTCAAGCTGTTAAAATGTTAATGCGTGAAGAAAAATCATCAACTGGTGGAGATATTGATCGTTCAAAGCCAGGTGTAGTAAAACACAAACATAATCCAGATCGTTTCAGTGATGAGCCACACTCTGAGCCAGCAAGCAAAGCCAAAGGTCAATCAAGTGCTGAAAAGAAAGCTGGTCGTGATATGGATAAAGAAGAAAACAAACGTGGTAAAGAATGGGAAAAGAAATATCCTGGATCACGTCATATTTACAAAGCTAAAGATGACAGTGATGATGGCATTGATGAAAGCATGGAAGATTGCGAGCATTGTGGCGGTTCAGGACAAGTTGCAAAAACTCCTCCTAAAGCACATCCAGATCATGCAGAAAAAATTAACAAGTATAAAACATTAAAGAACGCTGTTAAAGCTATTGTAAACGATCATAGCGAAGATGGTGAAATGGTTCCAGAAGGTAAAAAATCTAAGCCAGACTTTTTAGATTTAGACAAAGACGGTAACAAAAAAGAGCCAATGAAGAAGGCTGCCGCTGACAAGAAAAAAATGTCAGAAGCTAAAGCTAAGTGTTGCTGTGAAGAAAAAGGTAAAGCTAAATGCCCAGTTCACGGTAAAGTTGAAGAAAGCAAACCAAGTGCTGGATTGAGTGCCGCTAAGAAATCTGCTACAGTTAAGAAAGCTAAGTCCGGTGGAGACATTGGTAAACCAGGTAAGAACTTTGATAAGCTAGCTAAGAAAGCTGGTGGTGGTGAGAAAGGTGAAAAGATTGCCGCTGCCGCTATGTGGAAGAACATCAAAGAAACTACTGCATATATCGAAGAAAAGAAAGCAATTGAAAAGAAAGCTGACAAAGATTACGATGGAGATGGCAAAGTAGAGTCTCCTAAAGATGAAGTTTGGGGTTCACGTGCAAAAGCCGCCGCTAAAGCAGGACATCCATTTGGTAAAAAAGAAACTGTTAAAGAATCTACAGAAGTAGATCGTATGCGTGAATTAACAGGTCGTCTGAATCGTAATGAAAACATTATCAACGAATCACGCGAAGCTGATACTTTCCGTAAATTAACAAACATTCTTAAAGGTTAATCACCGTGGACATGAAGCGTATCCTACAGGCTATGGATGGAGTTGCTACCAAGCCTGTAGTAGGCGCTAATGAAATGTCTAAATTTCTTCGTATTGTTAACGAAGACCCATATCAACGTTCAGGCGAATATGTCGACCTCGACGATCCTAAATACAAAAATGCTGTAGATGCAAGAGGCGGCCAAGTTCAAGGCGGTTCCGGCGAATGGGGCATGCAACAGATGTATCATGGATTTGGTTATTGTACTCAAGATAGTACTATGCGAGCTCAAGAACTTGCCAAGGCTATGAAAATAGACTGGAACAAAATTGGTCAGGAATTAGATGCATACAATAAAGACCATGTTAAAAAAGGTTCTAGATTTATACGATATGCAACTTTAAACACAATACCAACTGAGCTCCTTGTCGATGGCGAATGGATTCCTATTCCTAAAAATCTTTATACTGGCGCTGAACGTGAAGTATTAGCAATGGGCGGTAGTACTGAACTTGATAGAATTGGAATGGATGATCCTGGAGTGGGTTGCGAGGACGATGCCCCGTTAGGGAAAGCACATCCTCTACGTGGCAATCGTTATATCAAACCAGGAACTAAATTATTTTCCAAAGATCAAAATGGGCAACCTAATCAAAGTGCATCACCTACCGGTACTACTGCTCCGGCAGATCCTAAGATCATGCAGTTACAAAAAGAATTAATATCCGCGGGAGAACGCGGAAAACTAGGTCCATTTGGACCAAATCATGATGGAGTCGATGGAGTAATGGGAAAATATACTAAAGCCGCTATAAGTCGTCATCCTGATATTGCAAAGAAATATTTTCCAACAAGTACAGATGAAAGTATAAACAAATTTTTATCTATCATTGACAAAAATGATGTCAAAATTTTAAAAGAAGAAGTTAACAATAACACAGTTTTAAACGAAGGTGCCAATCCTCATAAAGTGTCATTGCCGGTACAAATGGCGATGCAACACTATCAAGCACCGAAAGAAACTGTTATTTCAAAACCAACTGTTCTTAAATCTTATTTTAAAGAAGTTGAAGACCAACATTTAGAAGCTGTTACAGAAAAGAAACAACTAATGCGTCAGTACGCTAGCCATATTGCCGAACGTGTTTTAATGAAAGAATCCGCTAGTTCTAAAAAGCAGGATGTAGCAGAAGTTAAACAACGATTAGATGCTAAATGCTGGACAGGCAAACACAAAGAAGGCACCAAGATTAAAGGCGGTGTTCGTGTTAATAACTGTGTACCAAACGAAAGTGTTATTAGTGAAAAAAGTACTACAGAAAAACAAGCACGTACTATGGCCGCTGCCGCACATAATCCAGAGTTTGCTAAAAAATTAGGTATTAAATCTAGTGTTGCTAAAGAGTTTAATAAAGCCGATACAGGTACTAAAAAACTAAGCAATGCTATGAAGCATAAGAAGAAAGTTAAAGAAGATCAAAATTCAGATCACAGAATAGGGTTCGATCCTATGGGAGCAACTCCAGGAGTAATGGATGCAAAAGATGCTACACCAAGCGGCGGACATCTTAATTTAGAAGACGCTCAGTCAAAACTACATCCAACCAAACGTTATCGTATGATGCGCCGATTGAGCAAAAAAGGCGGTTACGATTTAAGTCATTTAGAACTTGCAAGTGATGAAGAACTACATCATCTATACGCACAGCATGGTTTAAAAGAAATCAGAAAATAATCTAGTCTCTTTCATACACTGATAATTAGTGTATGTACAAGAAAATCTCCAATAACACATATCAACGTTTACGCTATTTCCCAACCTATGCGTTGGACGATACTGTTTTTACGCTAAAAGAATTAGATCAAATTATAGAGCATACTTCCAAATTAGGATTAATGCCAGGAATAGATCGAGGAAACGTAAGAAAGAGTGATATAAATTTTATGCATCCTAACAAAGATAACTATTGGATCTTTGAAAGATTCAACGATGCACTGGATTATATGAATGAAAAATATTTCAATTTTGACATAAACGGTTACGAGTTCATACAATATTCAACTTATGAAGCTGATAAAGATGGAAGATATGATTTTCACATAGACATGGCGTTAGGTGAAATGATGAAAGATTGGCATGAAAATAGAAAATTGTCCATGACATTATTATTAAACGAACCTGGAGTCGATTTTGAAGGCGGAGATTTTGAATTTAATACATGTGGGGATAGTAGAACCGAAAGACCAAAAATGCGTAAAGGTGCTTTGATTTTATTTCCAAGTTTTATGATGCATCGTGTTACACCCGTTACAAAGGGTATTAGAAAAAGTTTAGTTATTTGGTTAACCGGACCAAAATTTAAATAAAAAAAGTGTTGCTCTTAAGCAATAAATACTTTATAATAGGCATATAAGGAGAGAACTATGGCAGGCAGAAATTATGGCGCAGAAGAAAAAGCAAAATTAGAACGACTAATTAGCGAGGGTTCTACTGTATTACGTGAAGTAGAAGATTTGCAAGAAGGCTTAAAAGAAACTGTTAAAGCAGTTGCCGAAGAATTACAAATTAAACCTAGCGTTATTAACAAGGCTATCAAGATTGCTCATAAAGGCGATTGGCAACAATATAACGAAGACTGGGAAGAAATTGAAGCAATTTTGGATATTACAAAACGTATTTAAATATGCGAGTAGTACAACAGCCCAGTGCATTTTTAATTACTAAACTAGATCAGCACGAACTAATTAAAGAACACCTGCTTGAATCAATTAGTAAGTTAGGTGAACATAGTATTATTGAAGAGAATGGATTGATTCCACAACGTATTTCAAATACTGACTGGGGTCAATCATTAAATTCGACATATTTTAATATAATGAGTCCGTTGCTCAAAGAGCATTGTAGACAAGTTAAAAATATGTTAAAATTACCATTTAATATTGATTGTATCGATTATTGGTTTCAACAATATCGTACAGGAGATTATCACAGTTGGCATAGTCATGCTAATTGTCTATATTCGAATGTATACTATTTAGATTTACCAGAAGGCTCAAGTAAAACAACTTTTAAATTTATTGACGAAGAATTCGAAGTAGAAGTAACCGAAGGCGATATATTAACTTTTCCAGGGTCAGTGCTACATTGTAGTAAACCAAATAAAAGTGAACAGACAAAAACTGTTATTGCTTTCAACACAAGATAAAGGTCCAGCGAGCCAACAAATCGCACATGGGTATTTGCAAGCCTTAAATTGCATGGAGAAAAAAATTTATGTCTTATGTAGACGCATGGTTTGACCGCGAGAACGATATTATAAAAATCGTTGAGCGAAATAAAGATGGCAAAAGAGTATTTAGAGATATTCCTGTACGCCATACATTTTATGTTAAAGACCCTAAGGGTAAACATACTTCAATTTACGGTGAGCAACTCACTCGTATCATTTGTAAAAACACAAAAGAACTACGCAAAGAACAAGCCATCAATAGTGGCAAGGAAATGTACGAAGCAGACATTAATCCAATCTTTGTTACACTAAGCGAACACTATATTAATCAAGATGCTCCAAAGTTAAATGTAGCATTTTTCGATATTGAGGTAGACTTTGATCCAGAGCGTGGCTATGCTAGTCCAGACGACGCATTCATGCCAATTACTGCGATTGCTGTCTACCTACAATGGTTAGAGACTATGGTATGTTTGGCTATTCCTCCTAAGGGTCTTAAGATGGAAGAAGCTAAAGAAATGGTCAAAGACTTTCCTAATACATACTTGTTTGATAACGAAGCAGATTTGTTGGATATGTTTTTGGATCTAATTAAAGATGCTGATGTTATTAGCGGTTGGAACTCAGAAGGATTTGATATTCCTTACACAACTAATCGCGTGACAAAAGTATTGAGTAAAGAAGACACAAGACGTTTTTGTTTGTTTGATCAATTTCCAAAACGTAGAGAATATGAAAAGTTTGGTCGAAATAGTGTAACCTATGACTATATTGGTCGCGTTCATTTAGACTATCTCGAATTGTACCGCAAGTATACGTATGAAGAACGCCACAGTTATAGACTTGATGCGATTGCAGAATATGAGCTAGGCAAACGTAAAACACAATATGAAGGTACACTAGATCAATTATACAACAATGATTTTAAAACATTCGTTGAATACAACATCAATGACTGTAAACTTCTTGACGATTTAGATAAAAAATTAAAATTCATGGATTTAGCCAATACACTGGCACATGAAAATACAGTATTGCTACAAACTACAATGGGTGCCGTGGCTGTAACTGAACAAGCTATTATTAACGAAGCACATCGTAGAGGTATGCAAGTTCCTAATCGAACAAAAATGAGTGAACGTGAGGATACTGCGGCTGCCGGTGCTTATGTTGCTGTTCCTAAAGAAGGTATTGTGGACTGGGTTGGATCATTAGACATTAACAGTCTTTATCCAAGTGCTATTCGTGCATTAAATATGGGACCGGAAACTATTATTGGTCAACTACGTCAAACTAAAACAGAAGAATACATTGAACTTCAAATGGCCAAAGGCAAATCATTTGCGGCTAGTTGGGAAGGTAAATTTGGTAGTGATGAATACGAAGCTGTAATGAATCAAGAAATTGGTACTGATATTACAATTGACTGGGAAAATGGCGACGTTGATGTATTAAGTGCGGCAGAAGTATATAGATTAATTTACGAAAGCAATCAACCTTGGATGCTTAGTGCTAATGGCACAATCTTCACTTACGAGAAGGAAGGTATTATTCCTGGACTGTTAAAACGTTGGTATGCCGAACGTAAAGAGATGCAGGCCAAGTTAAAGG